TGTACTACTTGTAACTGAGGATGGAGATTCAACTCCGGCTCTTATTACAATGAAAGCTACACAGCTTAAAAAGAGTAGAAAGTGGAACTCTATGTTACTAAACTTAAAATTAAGTGGTAAGAATGGACTATTTACTCCACCCTCTTACAGTCACTACTATCGCCTCAAAACGACAAAAGAGGGCAACGATAAGGGTAATTGGTATGGTTGGGAAGTTAGTAGAGAATCTCAACTTGAAGATGCTAACCTTTATGCCATCGCTAAAGCATTTGCTGAAAGCGTAAATAAAGGCGAAGTTAAAGTCAAGTATGAAGAAGAGTCTTCTGCTAGTGAACAAAAGGTTCCATTTTAACCAACATGGGGCGGGCAACCGCCCCTTTAATTTTAGTGAGTGCATATGGAAGAAAGCGTAAAGAAGTTTAAGAGTATATTTTATGGTTTAGATAGAGCCTACGGTATTTATAAAAGCAGTGGGGAGTCCACTAATGGTAAGGCAGGTGGTCAAGCTTTTATAAAAAAAGCACCTGTTACAGATCAATTATGGATAGATCACATTAATGGTAAAGAACCTAGTCTTGGTATTATACCAATTAGGGACGATGCAACATGCACATGGGGATGTATAGACATTGATACATATCCTTTAAAGCATGATAAAATAATAAGAAAAATAAGAGAATTAGAATTACCACTTGTTATGTGTAGATCGAAAAGTGGGGGTGCGCACGTATTTTTATTTACAAAAAAACCTATACAAGCAAAGTTAATGCGTGATAAACTACAAGAATGGGCAGGAGCACTAGGTTATGCAAATTGTGAAATATTTCCAAAACAAATTGAAATTAAAGCGGATCGCGGCGATACTGGAAACTTTCTTAATCTTCCCTATCACGACGCTAGTAATTCTTTTCGTCATGGCTTTAATGACGATGGTATGGCTGTTAGTCTTGATGATTTCTTTTCTTTATATGATACTTATTGTACGTCCGAAGAAGATTTAAAAAAGATAAAACCAAAAAGAAAGAATGTAGTAAAAAATTTTAATGATGGTCCCCCTTGTTTAGAAACATTGATGTCACAGGGAGTGCCTCAAGGTAATAGAGACAACACACTGTTTCAATACGCAGTGTATGCAAAAAAGAAATGGCCAGACGATTGGCAAGATAAATTAGATGAATTTAATCACAAGTATATGAACCCACCTTTATCTTCAAAGCAAGTTTTAAAAATGCAAAAACAGCATGAGAAAAAGGAGTATGCCTATAAATGTCAAGATCAGCCAATGTGTATTCATTGTAGTTTAGAAGAATGTAAATTAAGGCAATTTGGTGTTGGTGGTAATTTTAATAGTCAAATAGGCGATTTAACTGTTTATAAAAGTGATGACTCAACATGGTATTTAAACGTTGACGGAAGAAGAGTTATTGTAACTACAGATCAATTATACAATCAACATCAATTTGGACAGGAGTGTATGAATCAAATTATAGATGTTCCAAGCGTTATATCTACAGCCGCTTGGAGAAGAAAATTACAACAGTTAATGAAAAATGTTGTAATTATTGAAATGGCACATGAAATTACAAAAGCGGGTAGATTTGAAACTTTACTAGAACAATTTTTAGAGGATCAAGGAGAAGCAGAGCACATAGACGAAGTCGATATGGGTAAGGCATTGTTTGAAAAAAAAGAATACATAGACAAGATAAACGATGAAAAAGGTGAAAGAGAAGTGAGTGTGAAAAAAATGACAGCGTTCTTTAAATCCGATAAGTTACAAAAGTTTTTGAAGAAACATGATTTTAAAAATTTTAGTTCTACACAAATGGCCGCACATATTAGAAACAAGTTAGGTGGCGGAGATATAAGACGTAGGATAAAAGGAAAAGCAGCGTACCTGTGGTATTTGCCTTGGATAAGAAAAAACACCGAAGACTTTAAAACACCGAACATGGAAGAGGAGACACCTTTTTAATGAAAAGAATACACGTCAATATGCATAAAATTAAAGCAAATAAAAAACATGGAACAAATGAACCAGTAATTACAATTAAGGAGGGTAAGAGTAATACATATTGTCACGAGGTTTCCATCTTAGGAGAATCAAAAGTTGTGTATAGACCAGATAAACCATTAAGTTGTGGCGCAAGAGTATGGATTGAAACAAATGCGGAGTTAAAAATAAAATGAGAAAAGTAATATATGGTCCGCCCGGAACAGGTAAGACAACATATTTGTTAAATGTTTTGGAAACAGAATTAAAAGTAAATAAGGTTGCTCCAAACAAGATTGCTTATCTTGCATTTACTAATCAAGCGGCAGATGAAGCGCTATCGCGTGCTATCTCACAGTTAAATTATAGTACGAAAGATTTTACAAACTTTCGTACACTACATAGTTTAGCATACAGAGAGTTACATTTAAAAGACGAAAACATTATGAACGATAATGATTACGCTTTTATTTCTAACAAATTGCAAATAAAATTAAGTAATCCAAATAACAAAGTGAAAAAATATGGCGCAGGTTTTCCCGATGATGTGTTTATGCAAGTAATAGACGGTGCAAAGATAAGAGGACTAACACCAGAAGCTTATTTTAATTATCCCGAAATAGGACATATAGAAGGCGGTTTACGAAAATTAAAATATATAAATGAGTCATTGATTGACTATAAAAAGAAGAGAAACAAATATGACATGACCGACATGATTGTAGACTTTAATAAAAAACATTATGACCTTATGCCAGACTTTGATGTTGTCATTGTAGATGAAGCGCAAGACCTTAGTTGGTTGCAATGGAAAATGGTAGAACGTGTTATTACAAAAGCAAAGCGAGTATATGTAGCGGGTGACGACGATCAAGCCATTTATCGTTGGGCGGGTGCAAGACCAGAGTACTTAATTAACATGGATGGAGAAAGAATTATTTTAAACGAGTCTTATCGTTTGTCTAAACTAATACACAGAAAAGCAGACACATTAATAAAACGTGTTAAAGATAGAGTAGAGAAAGAATGGACATCAAGAGATGAAATGGGTGAAGTAAATATTCATCTTGTTCCACAATTAAATAAATTAAAAAAAGGAGAGTGGTTGATATTAGGAAGAGATAAATATCAATTAGATGCGCTTGAAGAAGATTTAATAAATGAAGGAGTATATTACGAAAGAAATGATGAAACTTCTATTAATAAAGGTATACATGAATCTATTCTTGCATGGGAAGATTTACGAAAAGGTAAATCAATAGACATAAGAACAGTGAGAAAAGTTTACACCTATATTAAAACTGGAAAGGGTGTATCAAAAGAACATAAGGCAATGAAAAATGCCGATAAAGAAAAAATGTACACATATGACACATTATCGACACAGTATGGATTATTAGCTAGCAAGGAAGAACCTTGGTTTAAAGTATTAGAAAACATAGAAAGCGACAAGAAAACTTATGTGCGTGCATGTTTACGTCGTAAAGAAAACATTAGACGCGGACCACGGATCAAACTATCAACGATACACGGATCAAAAGGTAGTGAAGCAGATAATGTCATGTTATTAACGGCTTTGTCTCGTAAGTCTGATGAAGCATATTGGTCGCAACGAGATGAAGAGCGACGTGTATTCTATGTGGGAATGACACGCGCAAGAAACAATCTGGACATTGTGAGATCACAAACAGACAGAGAATTTATGGAGGCATTTTAATGTTTACAATAGACACTGCACTAAAACAAGTGGGTGTAACAGAAAAACAAGTACGACGAATACGTGCTGAGTTACCAAAACTTAACCGTGAGAAAGTTGATCATCAGTTAAAAATATTATTACTTGATTTACAATTACTCAATAATGATTTACGGTCTATCAACATAAAGGAGAAAGATGAAAACTAGAGAGTATTTAGATACAGCCGCAAAAATAGTTTCCGGCCAACGTCAAATGGATTACGGAGACAAGTATCAAAACCATGAAAACATTTCAAAGTTATGGAGTGCATATTTAGATTATAATATATCAGCGCATGATGTGGCGATATGTATGTTGCTTGTAAAAGTAGCACGATTAAAACACAGACCTACAGAAGATTGTTACATAGACATGGCGGGATATGCGGCAATAGCGGGCGAAATACAGGATAAAAAAGATGATACAGATACCACTATTTCAAACACCGAGTGAGTGGACACCACCGGAAAAGGTTCCTAATCTTTCTGAAGCAAAAGAAATTGCGATTGATTTAGAGACATACGATCCAGATATAAAAACAAAAGGTCCGGGTTGGGCAATTGATAATGGTTATATAGCCGGTGTTGCTATAGCAGTAGAAGGTTGGAAAGGTTATTTCCCTATACGTCATGAGGGTGGTGGTAACTTTGATGAGAATATATTAAAAAGACAAATACAAAAGATCATGGACTTACCATGTGATAAAATTTTTCATAACGCCTCTTACGATGTAGGTTGGCTTAGATGGTGGGGAGTAGAAGTAAAAGGTAAAATTATTGACACGCTAATTGCCGCGCCACTAATAGATGAAAATAGATTTCGTTATTCTTTAAACGAATTAGGTAAAGATTATTTAAAAGAAACAAAGTCAGAAGGTTTATTATATGAAGCCGCGAAAGAGTGGGGCGTTGATGCAAAAGCAGAAATGTATAAATTACCCGCGATGTATGTTGGTCCTTATGCAGAACAAGATGCAGACTTAACACTTAGACTATGGCAATATTTTAAAATAGAATTAGTTAAGCAAGAGTTATCAAGTATATTTGATTTAGAGACACGACTATTTCCATGTTTACTTGACATGAAAACAAAAGGTGTTCGCGTTGATTTAAATAAAGCAGATAAAATAAAAAAAGATTTACAGAAAAAAGAAGATAAACTTTTAGCACAAATTAAAAAAGATACAGGTGTTGACGTTGATATCTGGGCCGCAGTAAGTGTAGCAAAAGCATTTGATAAATTAAAAATTAAATACGAGCGCACTGAGAAGTCCGGGCAACCAAAGTTTGATAAAAACTTTTTAACAACACACAAACATCCATTAGCAAAAATGGTTGTACAAGCAAGAGAGTTCAATAAAGCACGTACAACATTTATTGACACAATATTAACACATTCTTCGCACAGTAGAATTCACGCCGATATCAATCAAATGCGTGGTGAAACAGGAGGAACGGTCACAGGACGGTTCAGTTATAGTAATCCAAACCTACAACAAATTCCTGCACGTAATAAAGATATCGGGCCGTTGATACGATCAATCTTCGTCCCAGACGAAGGTTGCAAGTGGGGGTCATTTGACTATAGCCAACAGGAGCCTCGTGTTCTTGTCCACTTCGCCGCGCTTACCGGTGGCGGTTTGAAAGGCGCCGACGAGGTTATCGAATCTTATAAAACAGAAGA